CGGATGGCAATACGGCGGCCCGGATGTTGATCCTCGAGGAAAGGGCCGATCCAGATTTCCCAGACAATCTTGTGCACCATTTTGTCAAAGCACAGATCAAGGGGAAAATGGAGTGCAAAGACCTTGAGGAACCCAAGGCCGGTCAGTCGCTGATGCAAGGCAATGAGCGAATAGTGGCCAAGTTCGGAGCTTGGTGGCGTTTGGCGGCTCGACGCGTTCGGGAACATTTGCCTGACAACGTGTACATGCACATCGGCAAAACGCTTGGTCAGTTCGATGAATGGGTGCGAAGCCATTGGCGCCCCGGGGATCTTTGCACGGTCAACGACTACACTGCGTTCGACTCCACACAACAAGGTGAGAGCGTAGTGCTGGACAATTGCCTGCTGGCTTGGGTTGGTTGCCCCTTGGAGGTTCGCGAAGCCTACGCTTACTGGAAGACGCACATCGTGAGCGATCAGTTGGGTGTGACACCTGTGCAGACTCACCGCGCCACGGGTGAGAGCGGAACTTGGTTGGGCAATACCCTTTACAACATCGCCTGCGTCGCCTTGCTTTACGGCCCCAAAGCGTTGCATCACGGCGCGTGGTTATTCGGCGGTGATGACATGGCCACCGACCAGCATGTCCTACCGAGTTCGGCCGGCCTCACTCTCTATACGAAGCACATCAAAACGGTCAGCAAAACTCATCACCCGAGCGTGGCTGATTTCTGCGGATGGGTCCTCACCAGCCGCGGCATCGTTCGTGATCCGGTGCTTTTGTGGCTCAAATACAAGGCGAAGCTCGCATACGGGCAAGCTCCCGCTACGTTCTTGGCCTCATATGCGTTGGAGCTCAAATTCACCTATGACGCTGACGCTCGTCTGCTAGAGTTGCTGGATGACGTGGGAAAGGGTTGTCTGATGAGTGTGCTTACGGCCATTCATCGCCACACTCCTTTGGTTGCGGCACTTAAGTTCTCTCGTTCATCCGATGCAATCACACTCGTTCGAGCCAAAATTGCTTATTGGAAGGAGCAGAATTTCCGCGGCAAAGCCAC